TTTTTTTTTTTTTTAAATCGAAGAATGTATTAGGTCTATCGCTATAATCATCAAACATTTCATCCGAATACGGCCATCGCCCCATCCACTTACTATCTGTTCCGGTTGGTGGAATATTAAACAGGCTCAAACTTATGCTACCAGCTTTTACATCTGTGGCATCGGTCCCTGATTCATAAGGACCAAAGTCAGTGGATTCGTTACCAGCAAATACACCATAATTAAGGTCCTTTGGTATTGGAAAATATGTTCCAAGCGATTCGTCTGTATCGTCGCCAGTTGGATCATCTGTGTTAAGTTTTGAATAATATATGAAATTTGCTCCAACTGCTCCGAGAATCAATACACCTATTACAGAAACACCACATCCCATAAAGAACTTGGTCCATTCGTTGGGTTTCTCTGCTTCACCTTTTAAATTTTTACCCTTGCTATTAAATAAATTTATATAGAAATCAAAATTAAATATTTTGTTACTATCTAATTCGTCATTTGATTTACTCATATAATATAATATACCTATATATATTTACTAAACAATCATAAAATATTTATCTCATATTAATTTATAATATGTATTTAAAAACTAAACTGATGATTTTATCCATAATAGTAATTGGGGCGTGTATGCTACAAATTGTCATACATAAAGGCGTATATGAGGGTTTCACAAATTTAACCGATATTACAAACGACGATAATGTATTATCATTCAATCAGTATGATAGAAAATATAACAAAACAAAGGATTGTAAGTCAAATGATACAGTGTTTGAAATAGGACAATATGTAGAATTTTTAAACGATAATGTTGATGATTCAATAGTTGTTTATAATGACCGTTGGGAATCTGGTGTAATTACTAAAAGGGATGGTACTAAATATTCAATTGAAATAAAAAACGGAGACACTAAAGCGGGTGTAGACAGTAATAGAATTAAGAATCATCATCAAAACGTTTGTAATGTGCGTGGAGATAACGATAATGAGTGTAGCGATGATTGTATTGAACCAGTCAATATAGGTGGAAATTGTCTCCCTGTTAAAGTAGGTAAGAACAGCGATGACAATGATATTTTATATCAGGTTTGTCCAATGATATGTAGAAATGATGATGTAAACACGATTGATTTGGCTTGTGAAACTGATAACGGTTGTCGTGGATGTGGGTTTTCGGTATTTGAGGTGACTGATAATACCGGCACGGATAATATGGGCAAAAAAAATGTGTCAGTAGTCGTTAATAAATTAACCAAAATTCCATTCTCTCAGGCGGATTATATTACCGACCCCGATTATAATTACTCTGTTGAAATGGCAAAGGAGAAAAAACGTACGGAAGATGGGTTGGCTGCTATGTCTGGCTCTACTGAAACCGCCACACCGGGCTCTACTGAAACCGCCACACCGGGCTCTACTGAAACCGCCACACCGGGTTCTGACACATCGCAAGATAGTGAAAAACAGGAACCCAGTAACGTGGTAAACGCCCTAACCGATAAAGAAAATTGCTGGCTAGGTCCAACGGGACATGACGCATTTATGTATTGTGGTCCAGCTCCATTTTCATTTTAGCTAAATATATAAACATATAAGAGGTTTATTTATCTAGCATACGATAGTGCCGCGTTTCCGGAAGAGAATGTAAGAACATTGTATCTCTCTTCTAATACGGTCAAATCATATGTGTAATCGAATATACTATCACGTGTTTTATCAATACCTATCATATCACCGTCCGTATTACAGACAATATCTACCTGCGACGATGGGTCCAATGGTGGTGTGATTATTCCCATCTCAAATTGAATTTTATTAAACTTGCTCATATTAATAGCACCACTTGGTTGAAAATCTGCGACATTGTTATTGAGACAAAAGTTGTAGCAGTATAGCCCATCCGGACCATTTCCAGCGGTTCGAGTATACTTTTCTACATAATTGAATATTCCCGCATCCATTGTATTCTCGCGATACTTTCCGTCTAATAATAATCCCCACGTCTCCATAATATCCTTTTGATTTTCTGGATAATATTTACCAGAAATCATTATTGACGCCGGGTAATATTGTATATAATCATTCTCATAATCATAATCAAAATCATACTCAGGAGTCAAATATTCTGATACTTTATTCCAACTATTATCAGTGTAATTTTCAATCAATTTTGTAGCGATTTTATCATCAGCAGTGTCGACATTATATGGAAGGAAATCATATGGCCAATTTGTGTAATTTGACCACTGATTGCGTTGTGCAATATCACTTCGCTGTAAGAACCACATCCAACTTGATACCATGCCTCTGGTTTCAATATCAATTATATTAGTTCCATGTAAATTATTATATGTATGCGTGTATACCTGTTTTATCAAGTAACTCTGTTCGTTCAACTTGAATACACGCTGTTCATCTTCCGATAAAAATGCGTAGGTACTTATTAAATGTATGTCGGTATCCCAGTTTGTTCGTGTGTCTGTGAAATCAGTCTCCAATAGTTCGGCAGTTGGTGGTGGGTGTATAAAACGATGAAATTGCTCACTTGATTCATTGAAGTTTGATTGGTGATAATAACTCCCCGGATCCTCGTTGTTAGGGATGTGTCGGATTACATACATTTCCTTAACAGGTCTTATGTCAACCTCTATATTAAATTCGTTGTATTGTAATGCCGCAATAGGGAACGCCATTTTAGAGGCTAATGTGAACCATATATTAAGCGGAATGTATAGCGAACGCGACCGTATTGACGGTTCAGGACCGGAATTGTCTTCCATCTTATATGCATTAGGATATACATTTACTCTATTATGTGCATTCGCGGGGTCGTTGAGTTCGGGAACGTGTCCAATCATTTTGTAGTATAATTCCTTCTTATTTGCGTCAAAATCTCTTTCAATCATATTATGTAAATATTGACCGGTGAATTCCTGAATAACTTGACCGCCAATTGTAAACCGAACACGCTCTATCATCTGAGACCCAAGATGTTTAATCCATTTAAATTCATAAGGTCTCCATTTATTAATGGTGTTATTATCAGCGTTATCCTTATCTGGAGGCATAATAGGACTCCATATAGTTGGAAGCTTAACAACTAAATATGTGTCCATTATTAAATCACCACCAGTTCTAGGCATTTTAAATTTGAAATTAGAGGTCGCATTCATATTTAAGGTTCTTTGTCCATCATAGTCAATCCTAAATTTTTGTAAGCCAAAATTGGTATATTTAGCATAAGTGCATTTAAAAAAACTTTTAGTAGGATTACCAGTTAGAATTATATTTTGATTACCTTCTGCTATTAGATTCATAAGACCACCTGGCATATTTATATAATAGTCATATTATTATTTAACTATTATTATTTAACTATTATTATTTAGCTATTATGAATAGTCGGCGTTAAAATATAATAATATATATTATACAACATAATGGCCGACGCAATAAAAGAAAATTACAAAAAAATGGTAACCACCGTTAAAAATTCTATTGATTTAAAAAAGGCGAAATTGGTTCAACTGGGAGTATTTCTTGTGGGAACATTAATGATAGGATTATTGTTCATATGGTCATACTCTAAATTAACGTTATCTGGAGCCAATTGTAGTTACATAAAAAGAAATAAGCTAGATGTTTCAGAATTAACAAGGTTCAATTACGATAAACCACAGGAACAGATTGACAATAAAGATATGACGTATGGTAATTATAAACTGCGTGATTTTTATATTAAAACTGCGTATAACTGTTGTGCTAGTGGGAAGTTCTCACATGATTTTGTAAACGAGTGTGCTCTTGAAAACTGTATTCAATTGGGTGCCAGATGTCTAGATTTTGAGATATACTCGTTTGACGAAAATCCTATTATTGCTGTATCCACAGATAGAAGTTTTGGTATTAAAGAAACATATAACTACTTGGAATTCGACAGGGTAATGTCTAAGATTGGTAATATGGCGTTTACAGGTGGAATAGATAGCGCTGGTGTTGTTTCAACCGATCCACTAATATTACACTTCCGTATTAAAACAAATAATAAGGAGATATTGAATATGATGGCAGATTCACTGAACAAACATTTTTACGATAGGCTTCTTAGCCGAAGATTTAGTTATCAATACAACGGCAAGGATTTGGGGGATGTGCAAATGAAGGAACTAAATAGTAAGGTTGTTATAATAACTAATAATGTAGAAAAAATAAATATTGAAGATACAAAATTATACGAGTATATTAATATTATAAGCGGTGGTGAAAATATGAGACTTGAGAGAAAGAGTAATGTCACGCACGCTGGAGATATGGAGGAAATTAAAAATTTCAATAGAGAACGAATGTCTATATGTCTACCAGACATAAATGTATCGCCTATTAATTTAGATTGGAGGGAGCTAACAAACAAATGGGCGAACGACCCGAAAAACATAAATAACCCGAAAATACCTATTGGCTACGGTATCCAATTTATAGGAATGTCCTTCCAGAATAATGATTCGTTTTTGAAGGATTATATTAGCGAATTTAATCGTCAGAAGTCGTCATTTATTTTAAAACCAAAGGCATTCAGAAAAGAGAGCATTAATGTGGAAATTGATATAACTAAACTTGCGAGGGGTCCAAACGAAACTGCTCAGTCTACAAAACTATTAAAAAGTACCGATTGGCAATAATTAATCTCTTTCATGAGGCAGAGTAACGGATAGCGCACACATTAGAAGGCCTAATTTATAAACGAATAAATTATTGTTATACTTTTACACCTTTGGACATTTAAAATGCCGTTTATTTTCTAATATAAATATATGTCATCTTTATCTAATCAAGTAAAATATATAGTCGTTGATGATTTAGTTTTAGAACTAAAGTATGAAACTGGTCCCGGTTATAGTATGTCTGATGTACCAGACGGTCCTCAGATATATATAGCAAATTTACATCATGGACATTCTAAAATAAAATCTCATTGGGGGGATAAAATTAAAAAAAGTGATAAATTAAATACACATTCAGAAAGTGTAATGGGTATAAAATTACTTGCATGGTGTGTTAAAAATATTAAAACAATATTTCCAGATCATTTGATTGATCCTAAATTTTGGTCTGGACAATTTGAAACTGGTTATTTGTTTTGGTCCAAAACAACTTTATGGCAAAAATTAGAAAATGAGACATATATTAGTGCTGACGATATAAATAAATGGGCTGAAGAGGAACTCACAATAAAGGATGAAAATAGTATTAGAATTAAACATAAAATCTATGATTCTGATAATTTTTTAGGAGGAGTAAAAACTAAAAAGAAGAATATTAATATAAGGAAAAAAAATAAACTAACAATTAAATCAGTGAAAAACAATCATAATACAAATATGTCTACTAAAAAGAAAAATCTTATCAAGAAGAAGAGAGTACCAAGGAAGATATTACCAAGGAAGAGAAGCACACGAGAAGTTAAAAACAAAAATTACAAGTATAATACGAGGAACACCAAAAGAAAAATATGAAAATATATTCAAATGACCATACAATAGGATTGCAGTATATGTAAAAAATAAAACAAGAAAATGAAAATTAAAGAATTACAACGTTTAGAAAATCTGCGTTTTAAATGTCCAAAGATGTAAATCTATTATAAACTGTGGAATATAATAGACTAATAATATATATGCGAGGTAATAATCTCTCGTTTGAAGAGAGGGAATTAGAAATTTTAAGAGTCGCAGTAGACAAAGCCGAAAGTCGTGTAAATAGAAAATTGGCGCAATCGGATTTAATACGCGAGGTTAACGCTATTGTAGAGCAATTTATTCGTGATAAGAAACTCATTTGTTATGGTGGAACCGCAATAAATAATATATTACCATCTGAGGACCAGTTTTACGATAAGAACGTTGATATACCTGACTATGATTTTTTCTCGGTGAACGCGGTGAATGATGCGAAGGAATTGGCGGATATATATTTAAGACAAGGATATTCTGATGTTGAGGCTAAATCTGGCGTTCATAAAGGAACATATAAAGTTTTCGTTAATTTTATTCCCGTAGCAGACGTCACGTATATTATCCCAGATATATACAAGTCATTAAAAAAAGGCATTATAAAGGTAAATGGACTTTCCTATGCTCCGCCCGATTTCCTGAGAATGGGAATGTATTTGGAATTATCCCGTCCTGACGGAGATGTTAGTAGGTGGGAAAAAGTTCTAAAGCGATTAGTACTACTGAACAAACATTATCCCATTAATAATTCCAGATGTGATTCTGTAAATTTTCAGAGAGTTTTTGAGGGTGAAAGTGGAGACAGAGACAATATATATTATACGATTCGTGACTCTATAATTGACCAGGGATTAGTATTTTTTGGAGGATTCGCTAGCACAATGTATGGCAAATATATGCCACAAAAACAGCGAAAACAACTTTTAACAATACCGGATTTCGATGTATTAACCGAAGACCCTGAAAAAACAAGTACGATAATTAAAGAGAGACTTATCGAAAAAGGATATAATAAGGTTAAGGTTGTTAAAAAGGCGCCAGTTGGTGAATTAGTAGATACCCACTACGAAATTGTAGTTGACAAAGAAACCCTATGTATTCTATATAAACCGAACGCATGTCATAGTTATAATGAAATAAGAGTTGGTAAGAAGAAAATTAAAATTGCGACAATTGATACAATGTTAAGTTTTTATTTGGCGTTTATATACGCTAACCGACCATATTTTGACACGGAAAGATTGTTATGTATGTCTGAATATCTTTTTTCAGTTCAATCAAAAAATCGTCTCAAACAAAAAGGGCTTCTCAAACGCTTCACTATAAACTGCTATGGAAGACAGGATACGATGGAAGATATACGCGCAGCAAAGGCAAAAAAGTTTAAAGAACTTCAGAATAAAAGAGGGTCTGCCGAATACGAGGAGTATTTTTTGCGTTATACTCCAGGCGATATTAAAAATAAACAAAACAAAAAAAATATATCTAAAAAACGGATTGTAAAAAAAAAAGTTACAAGAAAAGGAAAGAAAATAGCAGCGTCCAAAAAAACTAGAAAGAATACAAGATTTGCGAGATTTAAAAATAATCTGGGTTTTTAATTGTATTCATATTTTATATAATGTTCTCTCCGTTTTTTTGTATATTGTTGATGGTGATAGTAATCGGCGTTTTAATATATCTAGTAGAACACCGCGATTATATTAACATATATATGCGCAATACTGAGGGTTATCAATCTCTAACCGATTGTAAAGAACAAGGATACCCGCACGACTTTTGTATGAAGGTCCCAATACAGTCAGTTATATATGATACAAAATCTGATTGTAAACGTGGTTATTAAGGTTTATTTAATACGATTAAAGATAATGTCTTCATAAATCGAGTAACCTATTTTAGTCACACGTGTAAATATATTATACTCTTTGATATGTACAGGAATTATTTTATAAATAGATGAACAGATTTCAATTGAGATAATAATATATAAGAAAATTAGTTCTCTTATGCGAAGCGATATTGTGGATAATAGAGACCATTCATTGTAGTAACTACACATTTGTGATTTTCCAGAGGTGAATAATTTATCAATATCGTTTATACCAATTAATAATCTTTCATTTACATTGTCCTCGTCATTTACATTTAATACACGGTGAAAATTAAATCTTGTAACAATCATCACAAATATGGCTGGACGCTTGCGGTCACGAAACACATGTGGTGAAATCCCATCTAAATAGCGGTTCTCGTATTTGAATTCGCGGTTTGAGATAAATGGGACATGGCTGGACCTAATAATACACTCCAATAGATGCTCACGACTCTCAAAATTATTTACGACCATCTGCTTTCCGAGAACAGAGTCATAGTATGTTATGTGTAGCGCATTATTTATATTTGATAAATCATCCGTCATATTATTGAATATAAAATCACGAACACAAACAGAATATTGTGTTAAATCAAACTTTTGTTTAAAACATTTTCTCATAGCCAAGAACATCTTATTAATATCATAATTAATATTGGTTAGGTAATACAGTGCGATAAGAGAACCGATACTGCATCCTGATACGCGCTTGACTTTAATCCTGTTTGTTTTCTCTAGTTCTTTGAGATACATGGCCACTCCCAAACCCATACCACCATTGAAGGCACCCCCATCGAATATTAAATCAATTGTTGGTGGGATGTATGTGTTATGGGAACTATTTACTTTAGAAACCAGGGTTCTGATATATATATCCAATAAGGTATTTGACATATATATTTTTAATATTAATTATGTAATAAACCTACGAACAATGAGTATAGTGCTATAATAATCTTATATGCTTAAATAATCAAGAGATTTAATAATACAGTAGTATGTGCTAGAAAACGCAAGACTATTAGTCAAATATCCAAGCATGTTGAGATTTCCATCTTTATTAAATAGAGATGGAATGTATTTTAATGTGTTTGTTTTTATAATTGGGAGCTGGAATACAAAAAATATAACAGATAATATGATGGGGACGTGAATATCGTCGTATATGGCATCCATACTATTAACATTCGCTTGTTGTTGAGTATGATTGTTTATTATCTGTTCCTGATTGTATGTATCCTGGATATAATCGCCCTTATTTTCAGGAATATAATTGGGCTGTAGATGCGTGTCTTGTGTAAGATGCTCTTGTGTCTGTGGTATATCTCTGGATGGAAGCTGAAGGGCACCGCTCGCTGCTGCCTGTTGAAGCCCTGTAACAAAACTGTTTATGTCTATACTATTTCCTTCAACCTGTGGTCCTGGTGCCGGTGTTGGTGCCGGTGTTGGTACCTGTGATGGTGGATGCGTAGACGCCTGTGAACCGGGCGCCATTCCCTGCTGTAAGTCGGCATTGCGTTTGTTTTCAAGGTCCTGAATTGGATTGCCGACCTTTACGTTTTGTTCGGTTACATTTAAATTAATGTTTGATTTTGGCAATTCATCTAAACTTGTGGTCATATTTAATATAATTAAGTGATTAAATATATTAATTTTTTTACGCAATATCAACCTGTTTATTCTTTTGTGGGTTACAGGTTACAGAATGTTCCGAATATTTATAGCATTTACCATTGTGTTTATAAACCGTTTTTCGCACTTCATCAAATGGCGGGGCTTGAAACATTAAACAATTTCGAGATTCACACGATTTTCTAAATATACTTGCTAACCCAATGCCTAATAATATGGAAATTATTATTTTACCATACTTGGTGTTCACTTTAGTCACAATGTTCTTAAACATATATAGTATATACAGATTACTTTTGGATTGGTATTGATATTGGGTTATCGTTGCTCATACACGATACTTCGGTTGATTTGAATTGGTAACAATTGTCGGCATTGTCTTTGTATTCTACATTGTCAATGTTATCGGGTGTCGGATATACATATATAACTGTGGGGGGTGGGGTAGATAAATAAACGAATAATAGTCCAATACTCAAACTGATAATGAAAATAGGAAAAGATATAATAGCGGATAATTTCATATATATATACTGTATATTTTGTCTTAATTATTTTCTGTTTGTTATTATTTTGGCGTTGTTTTGAGGATTAGATGAGATATATAAATCAGAATATATATACTCCCTCTGAACAAGATCACTTGTATTGTCAATGTCGTTATCGTCTATTAAATTGTGCTTGTATTTCGCTGTCCGAACAGCCTCGGTTAACGGTTCAATATTGTTTACATATAGTTCGACCATCTCTTTTAGATACGCATCGTTTTTTTTGTCGTCATAATTCCCCTTCAGCACTTTTAATTCTTCTGTATATTCATTCATTTTTATTATGGCATCACTTACAATATTTATATTCTCTTGATTTTCCACAATTGAAATATAGTCCTTACGGTAATTAACAAGCTTTTGTGTCTCTTCGCTAAGTGCTATTTTCTGTTTTTTAAATTTTGTTAGAATATTGCTTTCATCAGAATAATTAAATAATAAATCCATTTTAAGACGTATTATAGCTTGTTTTATTGTAAGTATTTTATTCTGAACATCACGTTGAGATGTTCTAATATTTATATAATTCCCACGATTAATATTAATATTAAGTTTACAAGGTGTCTTACATCCACACATAGCAATAAGAGTATTATTGTCTGTTTTGAATATGGTCTCGCCTGGTTCTCCACAATTAATACATGTTTTTTTAATCTGCTTAACCTTAATACTTTTATCTTTCACAGACATTTTTTTTGACTGACGTATTTTTATTTTCGCATTTGTAAATTTTTTATCATATTGTTGTTTTAGAATATAGTAGTCTTTAATTGCTTCTGCTACGTTTTCATCCATATATATTAATTCCTTATATTAAATCTTATCTATGTATGGAGATTTACCTATCGAATAATGGTAGGTCTGTAAGCATAGTTTTGTTCTGCTTTATTGACGAGAGTTGTTGTAATTTGGAAACAATATACTCCTGTTTCCTTCGATTTTTAACCGCCACTTCGCCTGGAGTGAGTTTTCCTTTGTATCTATAATATAAAATACTAAATAGCACAGTCATAAATAACACACACATTACAATGTTGTAAAAGAAATTAATGTATTTCTCCTTGAACTTATGACTCTCCTTTAGAGAGCTTCTTACAAAATATTTCATACCTGGCTCACATAATAATGGATTTGTACTCATTAAATATATATAGTATTATTTCAAAAAATATTGTCCCTATTATCTATAATGGAAATAGTTAGTCCAGAAACCCAATTTGGATTTGTGTTTTTTATGATAATCACCACATTATATTTTGTATTGAGCTATCTATTATGTAAGCCATCGAGAGGCGCTAAAAGTCAAAGTTACGGTCTTATGCTTTCGGTTTGTTATTATTTAATGGTATTGTTTGGACAGTATATTATAAATTTGTCAACTACAGCAAGTCTATGTAATGGTGTGTATCAGTATATGAATGCCGCTTATATAACACTTGTCCCATGGGTTCTAATATTTGGAATATTGAATTTAATGCTCCTTATCTTTCCTGGATGGCTCACTCCGTTTTCTAACACATTTGGGTATGGAATGACTGTCATGCTCGGAATTAAAAAAGTCATTAGGAATGTATTCAAGGACCCTGGTACGGTATCTGGACAAAGCGACAAAGCGACCGAGGCATTGAACTATATCTATGGTAACCAGTCTCTTTTAGTGAATGAGATTACAATGGAGAATTTCGAGCAATTCCTAGGTTCGATGTCTAAGCTACTTAAAACGGGAGCTGATTCTAAGGAGGTTGTCGTACTCAAAGATTTGATTTATCTAAAAGAATTGGTAGCTCAATATTCATGGTTCGTTTTAACAGGCTCGCTTGTTATATCGGTTGCTACAAATTCTATTATAAATGCTGGCTGTAGTTATAATGAGGAGGCGATAAAGGGATTGAGCAACATAGGTGAAATTTCCACCACCGTTAATTCGGAATCACCCTTCTAATAAAGGGGGATTATGAGTTAATGTAATAATTTAGGTAGAGCGAGGTAATACAAAACCGATAGGTAGGATATAATCGCCAGAATGATTGATAGTAGCCACGCTGGAATCACTGTTTTGTTTCTAAATCCTAACCCGAAATCTCTCAGCGTTCCGTCCTTCTTGAATACAAATGCTGGTTTAAACATAAGCACAGTCATATATAAAATCAAAAAAACAACAATTGAAAATGATGTAATATTTCGTCGTATTAAACCACGATACATTTATAATATATTATATCATTTAAATTTGTGCGGTTTATATTTACACTTGTGTAAAATCATCGCGATATTATCATTGATATAATATAAAAATATAACAGCATATACCTAGAAGCAACCAAAAATATGAATATCACATATTATCATCATTATCATATACTTCATACTCGTCGTGCATTGAATATTCTTCTCTTTCAATCCTATTCGCTTCCTGACTATCATACGCGTTGTCCAAATCATAAATTTCGCGAATCATATCGTTAACTGCGTCATTTTTAGAAATTTTTATGTCCGAAATTATTTGTTGGTTCATTGCTTCGCGCTCTTGGTCATATGTGTCCTTCTGGTAAATTCTTACACCCTTTTGAATCCCTTTATTCCAACTCCCCAATTTATGATTTTTAAAATAATTTTGAATCTCGCGTTGCTCATCTGTCAATCCTCTGAGGTGGCCCGTAATCGTATCCTTTTCTTTTTCTCTTGACTGGTTCACACGTGACATCATATGTTCATATGAGTAGTTTATTTCATTCTTGTGAGTGCATATTATATTAGCATAATTATCAATTAGTGACGCAATCTTCTGATTAGTTGATTCTTTAATTCCGTCTATAAATTCTATATCCCAATCATCATCGGGGTCGCTACTCGCCTCGATATTCGGCGCATACTTGTCGTTTCGATCGATTGATGCTAGATTGTTAATAACTGTTCCGTCTTTTAATATTTTTATGTGCTCAAGAATTACTGTGAAAAAATAAAATTTGAACAGCAACATTGTTATATTGCGATCAAACACCGAGTAGAATTTATTGTTACCTCTCTCTATGGGGGCATTATATAAGGTGTTCTCTGACAGCTCATATATAACTTGTGTTGTTGTGAAAATTCTATCTAAAACTAATTCAACTCCCGCATCGTTATAAAACCCGTCTATACCACCATAATACTTGCTAATTATTGCCGAGAAGTCGGTGTTATGTTTGTTAGATAATTTCCAGTGGGTTGGTGGTGTAATATTTTTAATACCGACACGGTGTTTTATCATATTTGGAAATAACCTACATATGGATTTAATAGTAAGCTTCATATAATTTATCATTTTATAAACATCATCATCGTTTACACGTTCTCCGTCTTGACTAAACTCATTTATGGTTTTAAGACACTCAATTATTTTACTGTGCGGTTTAGAATTAGTTTTCATAAAGTCAATTATTATTGTCTCCATCATTTCATTTGTATCGAACAAGTAATCCTTCATATCCTCCATCTCTTTTGATTCCTCCATAAGAACACCTCTCTCATAATTATCAATCATCGCCTGAAACTTAATAATGAATTGTTTTGGCAGAATAGTCTCGGTTTGTTGATTTTCCGACTCTATAATTTCACGAATTGTACTAATGTTGTCTAAATTTGCGCGCCCAAACACCAAATTAACTATGTTTTGTCTATTAATTATATTGACAAGCTGGTTCAAATTAGCATTTGTGTAGTTTAAACCCTCGTTTTTAAGAGATGTAATTTGTTCACCAATATCTGCCTGGTTGTTAAAACTACCTGGCTTCTCACCACAAATAGCTCTTATTTCCTCTCTAATAGGTATAGGACTTCCAATATTACAATGATATATGAACGCTTTGTAAATAGTCTGTGTGCTATAATCATTTGGAATATCTGGGTATTTTAGTTTTGTGTCTGTTGGGAAGACGAGCGTGTTTGCTTTTTTAAGAGTATCCATATCGTCTAACAAATCCTGTGTTCTATTAACATAATCATTGAGTTCAGCAATCTCGGGTGCTCGGTTAGTAAAATAGTCTATCGTTATATTATTGTCGCTGTCACAACACGCATTTTCAAGGAAGGGTTCTGAGATACTGTTTGACAAAATTGCGGTTTTATTATACACGACCTTGTGTATGTGTTCCTGTATTTTAAGTGATGAGTATATGATTTTTGCTCGCAATATATTAAGCTGTTCATGTTGTCGTTTATCACCCTTTTTATAATTGTTAATTAACTCTTCGTCAAACGCCTTTGATGTTTGTTGAAATGTGGATAGTTTAACATTATCAAGATGTGGGAGGAACGTTTTCCACTTTTTAACACTTATCGAATATGGGATTTCCTCGTCCGGGTTAGTTCTCATATACTCGTTTTTTTTTCTCAATAATTTTTTACATTCCTCGGTAGGTAAAATGTATTTGTCTAGCATATATTTCATCTTATCTGCGATAGACTCTTCCTTTGATTTTTTTATCGCCGACCACGGACTTTGGTCTGACTTAATTTTACGTGCGATACACGCGATATACATTAGCGCGCCTGTATCTTCCTCTCCCCCCATGGGAAATCCTGTAAAGGATTTCTTACAACCTGGAAACCGTTTTCTAGTTTTAACTGACGGAATGCTCGTCTGAATAGATACAAGAAAATATGATAGTGTAATCATTATCAACTGCGTATTTAAAGCATTTTCATACGTTACAGGTTTTTTTTTTGTTGCTTGCATTTTATCAAATATCTCTTTAGATGGCATAACTTTCCCCAACATTAAAACAGTATTTCTCATAATTAACTCAATATATGGAGTAATGTCTACGCCTATAAATTTAGACATAGCCTTTGCAACATTATATATTTTCTCGGCCTCCTCATTGTCAAAGGACATCTGTTTAATTTCTGACTGCGAAGAATAGTTATAATCGGCCTCCAACACATCCCTGCTTTTAATCTGGAATCCACTCTCTGTAAATCCCTCCTGTGTATCGAACGTTATAGGTCTGATATTATATCCACTATATTTATCAACCACATATGCCTCGTCGTCGCTTTTCTCACCCTGATCACTGACAATTTCGTTCATAACCATAATATACTCATCGATGCTATTAAGGTATGCCGTGGATAGTTTGTGTAAAAATGTTGGTATAAGTCTAATATCAGAAGCAATACAATAGAGCCACCACTCGTCTTCACCGTCATTCGCTGGTCGTGTGTATGTATTTACGAATTTGGAAATATATGATTGTTTTTCACTCAGATCGGTTATGCCTAGAATTGTGTCTCTCAACTTTTCATATGGCGAACTGGCACGGATGTTTTCCTCAAGCACGACACCTAATTCCATTTGTTTCTCGTTATTAATAAGACGTTTATTCTCCTTTATTTTAATTAATTGTTTTAGATTATCAATTGCCTTATTATATTTTAAATTTATAGTATTAATAACGTCCTCGCTACTTTTTTGTAATTCGTCGTCAAACTCCTCTAATATTATTTTTATATTAGTCTTGTTAATATTTGTTTTTCCGTCTCCAAAATCTTCACAATTATTAGCAATAGTTACGCACTTTTCATTAAGATTACAGAATAACTTTGTATCGTCGCTAAAATCAGAGTCGTCTAGCTTGTTGTCCAAATCCCAATTTGTCCCTACACGACGATAGTATCTCATACCAGTCCCGTTTAAATCGTCTAGTACCGCATATTCGCCTTCTTCAACTTCCCTTTTTTTATAGTATATCGCCTTTGCTTCAATTATGGCTTTGTTATTTGATAGCCCATTGTTTTCGCGCAAGCGCTCTGCGATATATGCCAGTTTGCCTGTAATGTCATCAACATCCATATCATCAAGCACTGATTTATAATCCTTTATTAGCTCATAATAGGTAGGGTCGTATTTCTTGTCGTAATATATCGGATTGATGTCATTATCAGACTCAAGTTCGTATAACGCAAGGTATTTCTTGGCGATTACATATTTACTACAATCGCTAGTAGAATCTTCAGTGGGTTTCATATTCTCTTTAATCGCCTCAATTTGGGATACGCCGTTGGGAACAATAAGCGATATTCCAACAAGACTAATTGCGGTATTATATAACTCACAACCATCATAATCTTCAAATATTCTATACATCTCTCCGTCACTTAATTTTGGATTATTTGTAGGGGTATTGATACCATATGCTTGGGTAACAGCATTCAAAATGGTTTCGTTATACCTCGCAAGAATACCTAATATTTTTGATTTATATGAGAGTGATTTCACATTTAATGCCGATAATGTCTTATTAGTAGAGTTATATTTCGCCTTTACATCATTTATTTTATTACTAATATAGTCGGTCACCTCCTTGTATTGCGTGAATGTAATGTCCTTTTGGTATATCATAAACGGTTCCATATATTTAAGGATTTCATACACAGAGAGGTTATTGTTAATATGAGACTTTATTAAATCAAACAGCACACGGGTTTTGGGTATAATCTTTTCAAGATACTTGCGGTATGACAATGACTCTATCTCTGGTATATATTCGGTATTACTTCTAAGATAGGTTCCGTCTTCATGAATATTCACATTTTTATCGCTAATTATCTGAGTGTTTACTGTGGTTTTTTTGCGAAGCAGACGCCAATATGCTAAAAAATTAATACCTAGATTTGTTTTAGTGACAATATCTGTTGATGGAAGATTAACTCGAGAGAATCTTACAACTGGTTCCCGAAGCGTTAATAGCGAGGTGACATGTAATTCATCGTTTGGTATTATAGTTGTTCTGCGAAGTTCGGTAGATATTTTGGTTTTGTGTTCAGTCAATATAGTTTGTCCCATTACGTGCTCCTGTGTGAAAAAACGCTTTGAAGAGACTCGCTTATTCTTAACAACCGTAGTATTATAATCATCCGTATTATTTGTAATACTGGTAATAGGCGCGTTTATTTTTACAATTGCCAATATATCTTTTTTATTGCGCGGATCCTTGTATGGTTTATATAATGGGTCTAATTTGCGCTGTAACTCTATATATTTGTTATCACTTTGTGTGTGACTTTCGTCCTCATACTGATTGACAATATCGCTTTGTTCCTGAATAACCGTTTTGTAATCTTGTGATGTAACGTCCGAATAACCGTCGATATTATCTGAAAACACGTCATTCTCGTCATAGATTTTTTTACTATTTTTAACAAGAGGTATAATCCAATATAGTTTTTGTTTAAATACTTCGAGTGAATCCACAAGAGGTTTATGGTCCGCACCAATTTTTTTAGGTGCAATTGCATTATTATAATCGTCGAATAATGAGAATTCTTTGCGTAATTGTAAGAACCTCTCAATCATCATATGAATACTATTCATAACCTTGGGTGTTCGTTTGATATTCGGAATTGACGCAAGCAAATCATCTAACATATCTGCGGTTTGTTTATCAATACCGAAACGCTGTTGCGATTCTGGAAGGTCAATTAGTTCCGATATTTCATCAAGGTCTACACCAAAATTCAGCTCATCTGCCGACATTATTAATTTAGTTATTTTTGCCTTAAAATTATCACGAATAGCATCCTCTTCTATAGGTGTCATTATTTCCTCCTCTCCCTCCTTGCCTTTTATCTCCCCTACGTTGATTGGTTCATCGCCGGGTATTATCGGTGGAGCATCACGAATCGTTATTTCAATAGGCATATTCAATGGAATACCTTGATAGGCAAAGTCAATAAAAAATATATCTCCATCTACACTTTTTATCTCAATTATGTCCTTCTCCAAATTAGTTATTTCTCCTGTAACTACCAATGGAATATCAGAATTAAATAATACATCAATCCATTTACCCGGCGTATAGTCGTTTTGTATTGCGTAACTAGGACTTTCAGCGCTACTTTCAATAGATACAGATATGATTGATTCATTGCTAAAGTCTCCATTATCGTTAATTAAAAGTGTAATGGTTTCATCAGGACCCGGTCTTATTTTGATTAGTGATTTGTCTATATATTCTACAAAAAAACGCTTATCATGTAAGGATGAATCTTCGGGTGCGGTTATATCTATAATATCACCCAATGCTATATATACCTTATTATTAGACGATGTTTCACTCATTATCTTATACTTATAATAGATATTTATATGATAATTAAAAAATTGAATAGGTCTGATATGATTATATCAGTATCATAACAATGACGATGTTCCAGTACAACTACAAAACGATTGCTGATTGCGATGTTTGCGAGCTATATGGCGACAACAATGCGAGACTCAATGAATCGCTAAATCTTAAAAATAAATCAATCATCTATAATGATTCCCAGTATGGAATTATTAAATACGATAAGAATAAACTGACCGCAGACAACGTGAACACGACTGGGATGTTTCGCTCTGTTGTCTATAAAAACAACCGGATTCTCGTGGTGTCGCCTCAAAAATCATCATCTTATGATTCGTTTATCACTCAACACAATCTAGAACAATGTGTAGTAGAAGAATATGTTGAGGGTACTATGATTAACATGTTTTACGACCAGGATATTGAGGAGTGGGAGCTTGCCACAAGGTCTACTGTTGGTGGGAAGGTTAACTATTTTATCAGCAGATTCACGAATATTAATTTCAGGGAGATGTTTCTAGAAGCGTGTAATAATGCGAGTTTTGAATTTAGTATTCTTGATAAGACACTATGTTATTCGTTCGTGCTACAGCATCCTAAAAATAGAATCGTCGTGCCTTTCAAAGAAACACGGATTTATCTTACAGCGTGTTATCGTATTAATGAGGATTATATGGTAGATGTCATTGATGTCGGAACAATTAAGGATGCGCTTGCGCCGGCAAATATTCACTACCCCAAACGATATGAAAATATAAACGAGGTATACAATTTGACCGAGTTAATGTCAACCTCTTTCAGCGATTATACCGTTGTTGGATTAATGATTCACCATCACCCTTCTGGAATGCGTTGTAAAATTCGGAATGAAGGGACATATGAGTATGTTAGGAGGCTTCGTGGCAATCAACCCAAAGAGCAGTTTCGCTACCTAGAGCTTTGTCATGATGGACGCATTGAAGAATATCTTAAATTCTATCCAGAGGATTCAGAATCATTCAATAAGTATTGCGACCAGGTTAATTATTTCATCAACGCACTTTATAATAATTATGTTGATTGTTTCATCTATAAAAAGGGAGAGTTAAAAAACTATCCGCATCAATATAAATCTCATATGTATTCCCTCCAGCAACTATATCTAAATACTATTAAGCCAGGCAACATGCAATACAATAATGTAGTAACGTATATTATTGGACTACCACCGGCAAAGTTAATGTATTCGCTTAACTACCATCTACGGGTCTAAAGTTGTTTCCACATTGGCTACTGAGTCAATTGACTAATCTGATAGTAAATATATAAACCATAGAAATTTTTAGCAACAATATCTAGTAAATTATAACTTATATTTTTTACATTTGGAGACATTATAGCGGCGACGCCATATAGTGACCATACTGATACGAGAAATGTAAAGAGTTGTTTCCCTATAGTTGTAGTTGCGGCGTAGTTTTTGTAAATAAGCTCGAACGCCTTGTAAAAGAATCCGAACCCGATAGGAATCGCTATATATTTAGAAATTGTATTAACTTCGCCGAGATAGCCAAACGCTAACATTAGAAAGTTAAATCCGAATAACTTAAATATTTGATCTTTATTTTCTTTTATGAATTCCATTGTTTTTAGTGGTTTGCTTTCCAATTCTCCGCGTTCCTTTCTCTCTTGATATTTCATAAACATAATAGTTGAGAGAAGCATAGTTGGGGTAGTAATCACCCAATCAATGTATCGTCTCGCTGCCATTTTTTTAATATTCATAACAGAAAACACAATCCAAACATAAAATAAGAGCTCGATAAACTGAACGGTTGTTTCGAGGGCTAATATGTCCGATAGTATAGCATCCTTTTCATCTAATTTAATGAAAAGACCTTGTAGAGGTATCAATCCTGTAATTATTTGTAAAATTAACGAAAACCAGATAGTGTTTTTTACCGTTTTAATTGTGAACATTTAAAATATATTTAGATAATTATTTATCCGCGTCAGAATTATATTATATATGACTAATGTATAATAATGCCTACGACACAGAAAGGAGGAAAAGTAATGAAGGGTGGTATGGGTATGGGTAATATGGGTATGGGTAATATGGGTATGGGTAATATGATGGGTAATAATATGGGTGG